TCCATCTGTCAATCAGTTGGTCCTTACGACTCGAAGCACTGTTGATGAACAAAGATTTTTAGCAAGAATTACAGGCTTTAGACCTATTAATGATGATGGCGATATAGCTGATCCCGATATTCTTCCCTCTCGATGGGAATATAAGTGGGAAGAGGTATCTCTTTCTGGCGGTGCTGCTAATGCTCAACAAGTTATCACTCTTACAATTACCGGCAATGCGACTGGTGCAGCAACTAAAACTGTCACTCTGCCTACTAATATTTATGGATCGACTAAATCGTTAGATATTGTTATCGCTTCTGGAAGTACCCCCGCAACAACTGCAGGTCTTATTCGTACAGCTGTAAATGACGATACGGAAGTTTTGTATAATGCTGATGCTGGTACTGATGGAGTTGTTCGTTTGCGTGCTGTAGATCCTTCAGGCAATACGGTCTATGGTCCTATCAAGGTTCCGACTACTACGGTGTCTGATCTTCATACTGTGGCTATTGCTACAGAAACTGCTGGTACAAAGTATGTGGCTATTACAGGATCCGATGGAGACTTAGGTAGAAAGTCTAACCCTGCTGGAGATAATAATCACACCTTTCCCGCCATTAATATTACCGAGTTGCAAAATACTGCCAACTTTATTGCACCCGGTATGGGCGATGGTACTAATCCTATTGCAATTCAAACTGCTGATGGTCCATTCCCTGCAAACTATAAAGTTGTTCCTATTGGTGGCACTGCTGATTATAGTGGAAGCCCGTCTGAACCTGTGACAACTGCAGATAGTAGTTCTCCTTATTTTAGGGATACTGCGGTAGACATGATTGTAGAAATGACTGAGCGTAGAAAATTAAATGCTGGCACTGGAGCGGGCGAAACTGTAGGTTCAGCCAATGCTGATGGTGTTGACGTTTTCTACTATTTCCAAATGCCTAACGCTATTGTAGGACCTTGTTAAGGAGTGAGTCATGAGTGGAGTTCCATCTAAGTGTTGTACTACTGAATTTTTTGAAGCAGTAAGATGTGATGATTCTTGTTTTAAACGAGAGTCGGTTTATATTGATGTAGATGAGTTTGATGGTAAAGCAGCAGATATTGAATATGTTCGTTTTGGTACAGACGATGATGGAGACGATCTTTGTTGGTATGTAGATAGGAGTCAGACTCCCGGTTCTGCTCCTGCTGGTGCTACAATCATGAGCGGTCTTAATGACGCAACAGATTTCTTTAATAGTGAAGATGGTATTTTAATTGAAAGCGGTACACAAGATGATAAATTATGGGTTGTTGTTGCAGACTGCCGTAGAACAGATTATGATGTAATCCTAAAGGGTGGTTCTGAGCCTCCATATCTTGTCAATGATGCAACAAAAGCAGAAAACTTTAGAAAAAGATTTGGTAGCAGTACCTCAGATGTTAGTGGAACATGTCTTATTCCAAGGCAACAGTTCTTTGCATTTAACTCAAGAACGGCAACGATTGATGGATCTACTGCACACCAAGGAAATGCTGGTGCTGGCGACCCCGCCCCGCTTGCAGTAGGCCAGTTTATCCAACTTACGGGCAACTTGGTAGATATTAGTGGCAGTGCTGCAGCTGTCTATAAAACTACTGTTGGAAACAACGCAGCAGAAACTGGTCTTGCCACCTCAACAATTACTAATGGTATCTTTAAAGTTATTGATATTAAAAGACAGACCAAACCAGATACAACTGGCTTAAAATATTTTAGAGATATGGCTGCATATATTACAACACCAACTATTGTAACGCTAGATGGCGATTGCTCAGATTGTTTACAAGCATATTTAGATTATGAGGGTCAATCAGGAGCAACTGATGCTACCTTTGATACCATCATTCCTTTCTCGCAAGCAGACAATGCTACATGGGGTGCGGATCTTATTAATGATTCTCCTTTAACTTGGCCCTGTAGAGTTAATATTAATAGAACATTTGATATTCGCTGCGATAAAACAAACGTTTCCGGTTCAGAAATAAATAAAATGAGAAGTAGAGATCTGTTAATTCAAGATGATCCCTTTGGAGTAACTGCCCTTTCAACAAACTGCGATAATCCTGATGATAACGAGCAAGTACAACTTGGTTCTTTTGGTTTTTGTTATAATCAAACAGCTGTTAACGATCCTATTCCCTGCCCAAATTCAATCTTTAATGAGCATCGAAAGGGTGCTGGAAGTTTTGAAACAATTACAATTAATACTGAATATACTAGAAATGTTAGAATGGTAAATGATAATTTAGAACCTGTACCTACAGGTTGCGGCTCCTCTGTAAAGCTAAGTTCGCCTACTAGTGAAGGTGATATTGTAGATTTTGATTATTTATTAAATTCAGTAAGTATTACATCTACAGGAAGCGATGGACTTACAGGGGATGATTTAATTATTGCTGTTTTCCCAACAACTGAGACAACAGCTGCATTAGAAGTTTCTGTTTTACCCGGATGGCAAGACAGTCAAAGTTCTAGATGTGGTACTTTTAATTTATGTTTCCCTGAAGGAAATACGTTTCCTACCGGCAGTTTGGGTTGGAATGATTTTTCTGACAAGCCTGTTGTTAAGGATAAATTTGAAGCTGAAACTCCAACTATTGGATTAGATTATGTTAATAAAGTTTATCATGGGCGTATTGGATTTATTACTAAAACTAATAAAATTATTCCAATGTTACGATATAGTAATTTTTATTGTACTGAACCTAAAAAAACAGAACAAAATCAAAATCCAATTCCCAATGTTTTAGGAATTCAAGAAGCAATTGATGCTGACGCTGCAAGGTTAGGATCTCCTATTGATCTTGTTGTTCCACTTGCTCCTCAGGTTGAAATAGCGGCAGGATTTAATGTGAATGGATTTATTCCAAGTCATCAAAGAACGGCTACTGTTGCCGATGGTGGGCGAACTGATGCTGTTACGGATCCGACTGATGGTACTGAAAGATGTTATCCCGGTAAGTCTCATCAAGCCAAAATTACATTTGGTTCTGCTGGAGCAGATGGCAAAGATATTACATCTCTTCCATTCTTTTTACAAAGCTATTGTGCTGGTGAAGATTCCTATACATATGTACCGGGCACATATGCTTGTGTATCAGGCAATGATGATGATATTGCAGACTATGAGGCACTTAAAAACTGCAACGACAGTAATGTGAATAGTAAAAAAACAAATTGTCCAAAATTTGATAGCCCTGATGATTGTACGGCGGGCACTCCCAATAACTGCAGAGATATTCATATCCTTACGAATCCCGGTCCCTTTGCTTTTATTAGTCCAAATAATAAAAAAACTAAATTCAATGGGTCACAAACTGGCGTAGACTTTACTGTTACTAGTCATAATTATGGGGGCAATGGTAGAAATTATACCAATGGTGGACTTTCAGGAGACAAGTATGAATTCATTAACACTAGTACTTTTAATGAGGATTCAGAAAGTAATTCCAATGTTAAAAGAATAGGGGTGGATTCTGAGTGGTCCAGTGTTTTTATTGAAGCACAGGATCCATATGCGAGGGGTTGTGAAGGTTGTATGCGTACTGTATTCAGCGAAGACAACTATCAAATTCCGTTTGAGAACGACGATCCAGACACTGTTTCTCAAATTGATCCGTCCAGCTAATTGATAGAAAGGATATTATATGGCTAGAGCTGTATCAATGATTACGTTTAAAGATAGAGAAGATAATAAAGTTTACAATATTCGAGTAATTGTGAACGACAACTTTTCAATTGAACATGAATATGTTGGAGAAGTACTGCCTGAGGTTTACTCAGAACCTAAGGAAGAGGCTCCAAAAACTATTGGTGACAAGGTGGAGGGATTTATTGACCGGGTTACCGGAGGACAGCTGAAGAAGTGCGGAGGCTGTGCTAGGCGTAAGCAAATGCTAGATAAGTTACAAGGAGCTAAAGATGAACAACAAACTTCAACAACTTCAGGAGATGCTGTTTGAGGCATTGATCTCTGATTTAAATGACCCTGTTACAAGAGGACCGGGACTGTATGCTGTGGTCCGTGGCGTATTAAACGATCATAAAGATAGTGTAGATCTTTTACCGCAAGAAGCTATTGAAAACTTAGAACAAGCAATGGCTGACTCGGCTCCCTTTCAGGTAAAGGTGGGTTAAATGCAAGAAATAGTTTTTATTGAATTGTTGGTGGGTGCCGGAATTATTAATTTTTTATGGCAAATTCAAAAAGAACTTGGTAAAATTAATTCCAACTTAGAAAACTTGCATCATATTGTTGACGATCATGAAAATAGATTAAGAAATATTGAGGATCATATCTAATGAATATACCCCCAGAAATGAAAAATGACTTTAGGAATCACCTATGGGCATGTTTTAAATATCTGGGATTAGGTGAACCTACGCCTGTGCAATACGCCATGGCTGATGCTTTACAAAACGGTCCCAACGACATGCAGCTTCAAGCTGGTCGGGGATTTGGTAAGTCGGTAATTACTGCATGCCTTGCTTCTTGGTTCCTTGTAAAGGATGCAAATTCCACTATCATGGTTGTATCAGCTACGGGTAACAAAGCTGTGGAATTTATTAGCATGACTCGAAAGATTTTAGATCTTGTGCCCTATTGTGAGCACCTAAAACCCGGAGATCATACTACTGACAATGCTTTCAGCTTTAACGTAGAGGCTAGAACAAAAGTGGGACAGGATAAATCCTGCTATGCCCGGGGTATTACTGCTCAGATTACGGGTTCTCACGCTGAGTACCTTATCTTTGACGATGTGGAGATTGAGGGCAACTGTGAAACTGCTATGGCTCGGCAAAAACTGTTAAATAAATGTCTTGAGGCTGAGCAGATTCGTAATGTGGGTGGTAGAGTTATCTTTTTGGGTACTCCCCAGATCAAGGATTCTATTTACAATCAATTAAAATCTGGTTATCCTGTAACTAAGTTTCCTGCTGTCATGCCTAATCCTGATGTGCCCTCTGAAGTAGAGGATGTCAACCCGTTTATCTTAGGGCTCGATGCGGAGCCTGGAAGCCCCACACAGCCCGAGCGGTTCTCCATGGAGGTACTGGCCGAGAGAGAGGCTAAAGTCGGTCCTACGCTGTTCTCGCTCCACTATAAGCTTGATACGAGTCTGGCGGACAAAGATAAGTATCCGCTCAAGCTTCAGGACTTTATTGTCTTGGATATCAGCCCAGATCTATGCCCTGAAAAGATTGTCTGGGCAAGCAGCATGCCTCTAAAAAAAGTCCCATCCTTTGGTATGTCTGGTGATTGCTACTACGAGCCGATGTGGGTATCCAATCAGTTTGTGGAATATCAAGATAGAATTATGTTTGTTGACCCCTCAGGTAGAGGTAAGGATGAAACTGGTATTTGTATTGCTAGTTTTAGTAATGGTTATATCTTTGTTCACGAACTCTTGGGTTTAGAAGGAGGCTATGATCGGGCATCACTTATGCGTATTGCTAAGTTGGCTTACCAATATGACATTACTCATATTAGAGTTGAATCTAATTATGGTGATGCTATGTTTAACTCTTTGCTTAGACCTGTGGTATCTGAAGTCTGCGGGCAGGTGGCAATTGAAGAATATAGAGTAACGGGTCAGAAGGAGAGGCGTATGCTTGCTGCTTTAGAACCCGTACTGTCACAGCACAGACTTGTGCTTGACACCAAGCCTGCTAGAGATGAAACCAATCAAAGACAGATTACCAGACTCACAGAGTCGCGAGGTAGTCTTACCCATGATGACCGTGTAGATGTGCTGTCCGCAGCCTG